ATTGGTTACGCCCTCTTGGCCTTAGTAAAAGCTGTCATTACAGCCGAAAAATATAGTGCGTGCTTGGGCTATGGCTATGGGTATGAAGGTGGCATTGTTTGTCTTGAGAAAATATTGTATTAAGGTTAGTAGTAATACTGTAACATATGACCTGACAGACAGGGATGGCCCAAACATTAGAATGACGGTTCTTGAAGATGAAACATTTGATGATGCCCAAAGACGAATGCTTCTCTATCTGAACTCGAAGCTTGATATTGTTCGTCTTGAGAATGCGACGGTGTTTGGTATTAAGGGTGACGATATGTACGCCACCCCTAAAGATCGAACTAGTATAATGACTGCAACGAATATGTATCGAATGGTTATTCCTGGTTTACCGGATCAATGGCTTCCGATGGCAACACAGCGCCCTAATATACATCCTATAATTGCCAATATACTTTGGAGGTTTGATCTTGAACGTTTTCAGAAATATGGATTTCTTCAGATGGATCAACGTGCAGTTTGCCCCCACAATCATTTGGTGACAAACTATATTCGAGTTGATGTTGGAGTTCCTTCTTTGATGGTGCTGTGCCTAAGGCGATTGAGTTCATATAACTTGGCTTATGGCGGCACTGTCAAATATCCCTATGTCGCTAATGCGTGTTTTAATCCTCTTTTGGGTTTAGGTGATAAATTATCTCGTCTTCCGAAATCATATGTTAGTTTCTTGCCTGAATTCCGTTTTCAAGATGTTCATAGAGCGATTAATTATTACTACATGTATTGTGTTGATCTTCAAAAATTTAAGTTTACTTTTGAACCCAAAGACTTGGATTTGTTTAAATTTGGTAATACGAAATGTGGCTATCGGAAGTGGCAGAACGTTAATGATATTCAATTAGATAAGTTCACTAGAGTTAAATTTGTCCAGAAACCCTCCAAGAAACAGGCTCAAGTAACGATTATGAGAGAATTTCTTGTTTCAGTTTTTCGTGCTTTGGATGATACGTCTTGTGGGAGCGTGCCGTATGAGAAATATCTTAAACAATTCATAACAACATTATCTATTAAAGAACAAAATTTATCGGCTATTGATATAGGAAATTTGTCAGATGAGGCTGTCAAAGACATGTATTGGAAATCTAGACTTTTCTTTCTCTCTAATGATTCCGTGCTACATAAACTATTTTTAACTAGAATCAAAGGAGAAAGGACTTATTATCCCGATTGTCTCACCGCGTTGACTAAATTGCCTGCTCGTCATAAAACTTTAATGATATCAATTGGTACAACTTGGACTAAAGGTGGGTCAGAATTACTGTTTAACCAGCTCCATGGTGACAAATTTGATGTTTATGAGAGAATTTCGTTACCTGGTGATTCTGATATAAACGTATGTTGTACTTACAAATGGGTTAGTGCAGGTGAGATGCTTGTTGGTGCAGGGGATATTAAATCGTTAGATACATCAATAACAGCGATTCCTCTAATGTTGTATTTGATGTTTGCTCAAATTTGGATTCGTCGTGATGATGAGGATCCTCATTATCGTACATTCCAGTATATCCTTGAGTCATGTGCTGAACAGCTTGCTGGTAAAACGGTCCGTTGGATAAAAGATTTTGTTCTCTTGATTGGAGTTATGCCTTCTGGTTCTTTAGAGACATCTCATGGTGATTCTTGGATTTTAGGATTTTTAATATGTCTTTTTATTGAGTATACGTACCAGACGAAACCCCCCAGACGAAGAAGAATTAATGTATGCTTTTACG